AGGGTCTAATGCTCTTTGTCTTGCTAAAGCCCTAAACTTATATATTTCAGCTTTTAAAGCTGTTTTTTTATCAAAATCAGATGGTAAATTTTGGTAGTAATCCTCACTAATAAATGAAGTAATTTGATTTTCAACAAACTCAGCCATAAACTTTTTTGATAAATTACCTAGACTCGCATCTAATTTAATTTTTCTAGGTGCATATTCAAAATAATCTAAATTTAATCTTTTTAATTCACCTTCTACTTTAGTTTTTTCTTCTTGTTCTGACAAACCCAACATTTGTTTTAATAATGGGTTAGTCATTAGTTTTCCACCACTTCTTGTGGGTGACTCTGACACACCTGTCCTTTGACCACCAATTCCTTTATATTGATAAAAAGGTAATTGTATACCGTCTACATTTGGGTCAGTTGTTTGTGGAAAAGAACGAGTAGCCTGTTTCATAAAATAACCCATCAAACTAATGTCTGTGTTGTCAGGAATTTTTCTAAAATCAGGGTCTATAAGAGCAACTGCATCTTTTATTACACCTGCACCTACAGTTGCAGTGTTTATAGCATCTGCAGCAGCACGAACCCAATACTCTCTGTATTTATCTTCACTTATATCTATACCATTCATACCTGCATCTAATACGGCATCTATAAATTGAAGTCCTGTACCACCTCTACCCTGTCCACCTGTAAATGCATATACTAAATCTCTACTTGAATATCCTACATCATTTGCTATTCTAGGATTTTGTTTTATAAATGTATCTATTTCTGTATCACCTATATTAATTTTAAAAGTTGTTTCATCTACACTATCCATCATCTTATAAAAATAATCTGCGGCAACAGCAAATGCAGAAAACGGTCCTAAGTTTGCTCTAGCATCATAAAATCCATTACTTTTTAAAGGTCCTATTTGTGGTGTATTATATTCAAAAGCACCTGTTGTTTCATCACCATGTATAGCTCTCATCTGCATCATAGCATATAGAGTAACCAAACCACCTAATTGTTTTCCTACTCTTTCTGCATTATCTGTTTTATTTAAAATTCCACCAAAGTTAATCATGCCTACCACAGGAGTATGTTCATATATAAATCTAAGTTGATTTACCATATATCTTGGAAAAGGAACTGCTAAAGAGAGACCCGGAGTTGAAAATACTTTAATAAACGTATCAAAAATACTATTTACAGCACCACCCTTACCCTTAAATTTACCTGATTGATAAGTAAAATCAAGAGCAGTATCCATAGCTTTAGCAATTGTTTTATCATTTATACTTCTAAATGAACCTGCTTTTATAACTTCTTCTAAAGATGAACCTGTTTCTGAAAATATTTGTTTATCTAATTCTCTAGCAAAAATAGCACGTTTAAACATGTTATCACTTTTTGTATTTAAACCATTAAAAAATCTAGCTAAACCTATTAAACCACCCTCTGTTCCTGTTATAGTTCCTACATCACCCATTTCTCTAAATAGTTCTCTAGCTAAATCTGACTTTCCAAATCTTTCATCTGTAAATAAATTATAGGCTGCTTGCGTTCTAACAGAAGTTGTTCCTAATCTTAAATCATCTAAAAGCACAGATTGTCCTGCTACTCTTAGTTGACGTTGACCCATTCTAACTGCTCTTTTAGACTCTTCTATTAAATCTTCGTCACCCATTGCTTTTATTCTTTTTACACCACCTTTTGCTAAATTGTATAACCCTGCACCTAAATTATCAAAGGCATATACATAATTACGCATGTAACCGTTTGTTGTATTACGTGCTGTTGTAGCAAGCTGTACAGTCATTAAACCAATACGTGCTTTGTCTAAATGAACTATAGATTTACCTGCAAAACCCATTATGTTTAAACCTGATTGTTCATTGGCTTTTTTTCTCGCTTTAGATGTAAGGTCTCCCATATTCATTAACTTTTCATCTAATAGTGTCATTTCTTTTTGCAGTTGTTTCTGCATTTGTCTTTTAATTTTACTTTGTTTTCCTAATTTGCTAGCAGCTTCTGATATTTCTTCAGCGTACAAGTACCCTAGTTCTTCTATTGATACATTATGTTCTCTTAAAACTGCAGAAAACTTATCTGTAGATAAACTGCCTGATGTTAACCCTCTTGCAATTCTTGATGTAAACCTTTCTTGTAAGTCTTCTTTGCTTCCTTTAACAACTTGAGTTCCATCATCTAAAAATCTAGGCTCTATCAAATGATAAATTCTAGCACCTGCGGCAGATATATTTTCTAGGTGTTTTTCATCTAATGATAAACCCATTCCCTTACTTTTAACACCGTATACTTCATCTATACGTATTTCTTCTTTTAACTTTTTTCCTTCCTCTAAAATATCAGGTATTGTTTCTTTGAGAGATAATTTCTTTTTATAGTCTTTTGCAGAGTCTTGTATAAGTTTTCTTTCTGCATCACTTAATGATTCTGCACCCTCTGCTAGAAGCACATTTTTAGTTGCACCCTCGTGTGCTTTTAATATTAATTCTTTTTCTTTTGCTAAAGTGTTAAGTTTAGCTGTCTCTGCACCATAATTTAAAATGTCAGACCTAGAGCCTGTATATGCACCTATAGTGCCACTAGCTACTGCACTGATAGCTGCGCCTGTTCCTACATTTGTCCAATCTATTGCATCTTTACCTTCAATAGTTTCTACACGAGTTTGTTCTTGAGCAGCTATAGTTCCTGCACTTGCGGCAACATCCACTGCTGTTGAACCTAAACCTGCTTTTAAACCACCACTTTTTAGTGCTTGTCGTATACCAAACTTTATACCCTGTTGTGCTGCCAAAGCTCCTGCTTTACCTGCACCAAAACTAAAAATACCTGCATAAGTTGACGGAGCAGTAAACACACCTGCAAGATAATCACCTGCTGCTTGCCAACCTAACTCACTATCCATACGGTCAAATGTATTCATCAGTCTACCCATTCTAGCTCTACCTTCATCATCAGCTTGAGATTGAGCGTATATTAAATCTCTTGTAGCAGTAAACTCATTTACATTTTGATAACGAAAATGTTCTAAAAAAGCATCATAAACATCTTCATCATTTTGTACTTCTTTTGCAGAATAACCATCTCTATCAATTAAAAAAAGACGAGCATCATTGAGAAAATCTTCATTTTTTAAAAGGTTTTCTCTTGATAACTCGTCTGTAAAAGAGTAATCTAGTTGTTCTTGTGTTTGGGTCATTTTTTTATATTAAACCTGCAGCTTTTAATGCATTATCTAAATCTGCAGCTATAGAAGGACCTAGCGTTTTAGCAGTTGATTGTGCATTAATTATAGCTTGTGCTTGTGCAGAGCCTGAAAGCTGTTTTATGCTAGCAACTACTTGAGAAACATTAAGATTTGGTAAAGGGCTACTACTACTACTACCACCTGTACTACTTGTGCTACCTGATGTGCCTTGATTTTTTAT